TATGTATAGTTTTATATTATTTCAAATTTTAAATGTAATAATTATTAAATATGTATAATAAAGATTCATGTTCACCAATATCAAAAAAACATTCTGATAACATATACTCGTGCTTAAATATAAAATTAATAAATAAATTAGCTAAAATATTAAATATAAAAAAAAATAAAAATATCAAAATACTATATGATAATATAAGTAAAAAAATAAAAAATATTACGAATTGTAAACAAGAAGCATGTTGGATAACTATTAATAATATTATTAGAAATTTAAGTAAAAAAGAGTTAGAAGAATTTAAAGATATGTTTAAACCAATGATGCCAAAATCCTGGTATAAAAATAAAAATGAATGGTTGAATACATTAGATATAGAAAATGTATTAAATCAATATCAAAAAACAGACAACAAATTATATTTTTACGGAGCCATGCCGTCTGATTATTATAATAAGAATGTATGTAATATATATAAATTATGTAAAATTAATATAGATGAATTAATTAGAAATGGAATAGAAAAAATAGCAATTGTATTTAATACAGATGAAAGTGATAAACCCGGAAAACATTGGGTTTCTATATATATCGATTTAAAAGGAAGAAATAGTGGTTATCCATCTATATATTATTTTGATTCAGTTGGAGATAAACCCAATAAAAATATTAATATGTTTATTTCTAAGGTAAGAAAACAAAAGAAGATGAATTATTATTATAATGATATGAAACACCAAATAAAAAACACAGAATGTGGAATATACTCATTACATTTTATAGTATATATGATTAATAATGGTAATTTTATGAAATATATAAAAAATATAAAAAATGATGATTATATTCAAAAATTTAGAAACTTTTTTTATAATAAATTATAATAATAATATTACTATTAATATATATGTATAAAATTCCTAAAGATAAGATACCCCGTCCTCCAGAAAAACCATTTGTTCAAAAAATGCCTGTACCACAAATCCCAAACGATAGAATAATTAATTCTAATAATGATTATGATTATGAGAGTATAATACTAATCATATTAATTATATTATCATCAGCATACTGTGTTTATACATTTATTAATAAGGATAATTATATAAATAATTTAAATACTGAATTAGAAAATGTTAAAAGATCAAAAGATAATAAAATAAATGATTTAAGATGTAATTGTCCATCTATACCGGAATGTCCTAAATGTCCAGACCCACCCCAATGCCCAACTACAATATGCCCAACCTGCCCAAGTTCGCATGAAATAGTAGAAAGTTTATTTCCAGGTAGATCTTTATTACCATCAGATTTTTATAATTTTGGTAATCAAGGAAATAAAGAAATGGAAATACTAGACACGGATAATGATAAATATAAAAATTATATTGTTTCTCAATCACTTGATGTAGAAAAAAATTATAAAGAAGTAATTGATAATATAAAAAATGTATTGGGAGATAAAATATTATTGGATCAAAAAGTATCAGAATAACTAAATACTATTATATTTTGTAAATTAATATTTATAAATTCATTTTCATCGCTATTAATTATTTTTTTATTAAATGATATAATATTATTATTAATACTTTTAACAATATATTTATTATTTTTATTAGATATTAAAATATCTCCAACGAATGTGTCATCAATATTATTTGAAGTATATTCATTTATTTCTGTATCATCATTTTTTTCAGTATCTATTTTAATAATATCACTATATTCATCATTACCCATAACACTCATTATTGATACATTAATTTTATCCCCATTCTTAAATACATCACTATTTTCAGGAATAAAAGTACCATAATCATGATTTTTCACTTTATTTATAGAATGGCAATAACATAATGTATTAACTCCTAATTCTGGTATTAATAATTTAATTGTATTATTAACAAAAATATCATTGTTCTCTATAGGTAATATTATTTTTTTAATTTTTTTAATATTATATTTATTTTCAATTACATATGAAAATCTATTACCACTTATTTTTTTGTTAGATGAAATATAACCATCATTTAATATAATTTTTTTAGAATCTTCATTTTTATAATTTACCATATTTTCATCTTCACTTTTTAGTTGAGTAACACTGTAATAATTACATATATTTTCAAATAATTCTTTATTTAAATCTAATAAATTGTCAACTTTAGTATTATCAAATGTTTTTATAAATATCTCATCAAATACATTATTATTTAATTTATATTCTGTTATATTATATAGTAATTTATACATATGTTCATTATTTTTTTTTGAAAAATATAAATCATACAAAGACATTTATATATTTAAATTAAAATATTTATAATATCTTAACATGTTTATGATTTCATAACTTTTAGTTTGTAACTTGTTACAATTTCTCTATTATTAACAATTTCATTTATTGCGCTATCTAATATTATTTCATCATTTATATATTTTGATAAATTAGTTCTAATATTAGTTTTATTGAATCCTTTTTTTGTATTTCTTTCTGCGCACTTAATTTTGCCGTTATTAGTATTAAGATCCGTTATATTATTTTTTGTCATAAATTCAGTTATTACAGGTTCTAATTCTTTATTTCTTTTTTTTTTTAAATCTCTAATTCTTTTTTCATGTTCTTTAATGATATTATCTAATTCTAGCCATTCTTTTACGTTTTTTTTAAATGTATCTAGATCATCTTTATTGAATTCATTCACGGTATTCATAAACATTTTTATATTATAATGTTTATATTATTTATTTAAAAATTTGAAAATAGATTAAATATAATATATTTATAAATTCAATGAGTGATTATTATAATAATATTAAAGAGTATATTGATACAAATTTAATTGATACTATTAGTTTATATATAGATGATATAAACTATTTAAATGTTGTAAAGAATCAGACATATAATAATATTATAGATATTTATAAAAACATACATAATTCTAATAATTATTTGGTAAATAAGTCACATGAATATTGTATTAAAAGTAATGTTGATAAATATTTTGATTCTATAATAGTTAAAATTAAAAATTATAATAATAGAACAAATAAATTAAAAAATTTATTAGAATTAAAATTACCAGAACAAAGATCTCAAGAATGGTATGCTATTAGAAAAACAGTAATTACTGCTAGTAGTCTAGCATCTGTATTAGGTGAGTGTCATTACAAATCTAGAGATGAATTATTATTAGAAAAAATAGAAGATATACAAAAACCACTAGAATTCAATCCTATAACTGAATGGGGTGTAAAATATGAAGAAATTGCTACAAAATTTTATGAATCTATGAATAATATTAAAGTTAAAGAATTTGGAATGATTCCTCATCCAAAGTTTCCAATATTTGGAGCATCTCCAGATGGAATATGTGATTTTGGTTCAATTGATTTGACAGGTAGAATGCTAGAAATTAAATGTCCACCAAAAAGAAAATTTACAAAAACTGTTCCAAAACATTATTGGATTCAGATGCAGGGACAACTTGAGTGCTGTGATCTAGATGAATGTGATTTTCTTCAAGTTAAAATAAATGAATATGATACTTATGAAGATTATTGTAATGATACAAATGAATTACCCGGACAAACGGAAAATAATTTTCCAAAAGGAATTACAGTAACTTATAAAGAATTATTTACAGATAAGTTAAGTTATATATATCCAGATTTATATATGTCAAATAATGATTATTGTAATTGGCTTGAAGAAAAGAAAGAATGGATCGAAAATAATAATTTAATATTTGTTGAAGCTAAGTGGTGGTATATTGAACGGTATGAATGTACGTTAGTTACTAGAGATAGTCAGTGGTGGAATGAAGCTATGTGTAAATTAATTGATTTTTGGAAAGATATTGATTATTATAAAGAAAATGGATATGATGATTTAATACAAAAATGTGAACAAAAAAAGTATAAGCATAAAAAAGTTACTTTAATTAAACCATCAGATAATAGTAATTGTATGATTTAAAATAAAGAATTACTAATAATTTGAAATTTGTTGTTTGTTTTTTTGTACACAACAAAATAGCAATCGTTAAGTGAAGTAGCATTCAGAAGTTTTAACGCGATGAACCCATGTGCGGTGGTATTTGTACCACACAAGTTGAATCCTTGTGCGGTGGAGTTTCGTCCACAAGCACAAGAGATGGAGGTGATTATCCCGAATCGCATCGATTGGAAGCGATTTAACACTCCCAATCTCATCGATTGGAAGAGGTTTAACACACCCGCCCGTGCGATGACCGTGATATACAACGCGATTGTAAACGGACCCGAATACAGCCACTTGAATAGAACTACTATTATTCCATTTGAGAACGGCTCAAATCGGATTCGTTCGTCCATTCGAGACTGTGATGCAGTGCGTTCAAAGAAGATGATTGGGCGGGTTTATTGGGTCCGTAACTTTACGGTAGGTCTGAGTAAGCACCATACCAAGTGCGGAGAGTACGAGATTGTGTACAAGAGTGTGATGCGGTACCGAGTGAAGCAGCTCGGCAACTACATCTACAAGAACAAGATCATTACGATCAAGAACGAGTTCGAGAACATTCGCGAAGTGTTGGAGGATATCCGACGTCACGTTGTTACGCCAACGAGCTATATGAAGGAGCGGAAGGCGATATACGTGAAGAATGTGATTCGTGTTCAGTCCATTTACAGGGGAGAACTTGTTCGCAGGAAGAACAAGCGGCGGGTTCACAACCGGAGTATGTTTAGGCGCGCGGTTTGCGCTATTGGGATTATTAAGTGGTGGTATACTGTCAAGAAGACTAGGCCATCCATTCCCGAATGTCCAATCTGCTTGGCTGATGCTTGTCCTGAGGGAGAGCGTGATGTCATCAAGACGCCATGTGGTCATGTATTTTGCACGGAATGCTTACAAAGCCATGTGATGAACACAATTGGGAATCGAGGATGTCCCATGTGTCGTGCGGAGTTGACTTGGGAAACGATTCTTGGAGAGGAAGTTAATCCAAGGGAAGAATATTTGGGTATATCACAGACGGTTCAGGGTCATTCGATAGTTACTGTACATACAGTATCATGGACCCCGCGCCCAAATCATAGGCAAGTAGTGATTCGATTCCGCAATTGTAGTGATTACAGGTTGTGTATTCATTACATTTGGAATGGCCGATCTAGCGATGAATGCTATGGCATAAGTCCGGAAATGGTTAGTCGTGGAATAATTACTTACGAGGATACGATCTTTGTAATTACCTACTTGAATTCTAATCAGAATACGACTAGGAGGTGGCGAATTTGTACCAGCGACGGATATGATCAAATTTTGTATATTTACTAAACAAAAAAAGTAAAAAAAACAAAAAAAAAGAGGAACAATTATACAAGACAAAACGTAAAAAAAAGTTTCTTTTTTAATTATTATATGTAATTTGAAATTTTAATAATTTTTTTCTTTTGTCGGCGACTGTTTGTGAACGGTGCTATTCGGGTTTGACAGCCATGGGTGGTAGGGATCATCAGCACGACAAAACATCGAAACTGCGTCACGAGTGTTCTGGAAAGGCATTTGTGGTCGAACTCTGCGATGTTATGGGTTATAAAGTTAAAAGCTTTAGTATAGGTCTATGTATACGCTACCCCAAGAGGCAATCCCTCTAAAGTCATTTACTCAAAAGGTACTTGATAGGTGTAAAATAGCAATCCGAAAGGCATGGTTTAACGAGCCGAAATGCGCCACCGCGAGGTGGAGGTCACAAATCCGTTCCAAAACAAGAAACAACAGTAGTTGAGCGTTTCAAGTGGGAACGCTGCAGGTGCGGGAGGAATTGTCCTGCTTCGAAGGATATTGGCTGTCGTCGTATTCGGGTTTATTCGAATATAGTAAAGGTTACAGTCACGGAGAGTCGAAGAAGACAAAAGTACAAGCGACTTAAGCAAGTACTACAAGGTGAATTGAACAACCTTGTAGATGAGTTGTTTGCCCTTAAAGTTGAGAAAGCATTAGGCAAGATCACTGAAGAGGGTAAGTTGCGCATCATGATACTGGAGTTCAGAACAGAGTCTTTGAAAAAAGAACTTCGAGCAATCGAACGAAAACTGGATTGAATGGTATCATTATAAACAAAAAAATTTTTTATCTAAAGAATTAGATATATATATATATATTATAATGGGTATACCTGTATACTTTAAAACAATAATAGAAAATAACAAACAATGTATAAATAAACCACAAATAGTAGATAATTTATTATTTGATTTAAATTGTTTAATACATCCATGTTGTGCTAATGAAACAGATGAAGAAGTCATGTTAAATAATATATATGAAAAAATAAATGATATAATAGATTTAGTTAAACCAAAAAGAATATATATAGCGATAGATGGTCCATGTCCTATGCCGAAAATAAAACAACAGAGACAAAGAAGATTTCAATCAGTTAAACAAAATAAAAAATGGGATACAAATGCTATAACACCTGGAACAAAATTTATGAATAAATTAGATAAATTTATAACTAAACATTTTACAAAAAATAATATAGAGTTGAATTTATCAACTATACCCGGTGAAGGTGAACAAAAAATATTTCATCATATAAAAAATAATTCACTTAATAATAATGTAATATATGGATTAGACGCAGATTTAATTATGTTATCATTAATAAATAAATATAAGATATCTTTATTAAGAGAAAGAACAGAATATAATATTGAATGTGTAGAAGATGAATATATATATTTAGATATAGGTATTCTTAAAAAATCAATTAAGATATCTCCTGAAGATTATGTATTTATTTGTTTTTTTATTGGTAATGATTTTATAAAAAATACACCATCTATTAATATAAGATATAATGGATTAGATATACTTTTAGAAGCATATAATAAATTAAAAAATAAATATGGAAATATGTTTTATATAATAAATAGATATGAGAAGAATTATATTAATTTAAGATACTTTAAAGAATTTATAAATGAACTATGTATCAAAGAGGATGAAAGATTAGAAAAGATTATGAAAATAAGAGATGTACAACAAAAAAAGATATTAAACTATGTGTTAACATATTCTGAGAAAGAATTAAATGAGCCAATTATTAATAGGGATATAGAAATAGAGATATTTAAGAATATATCTAATTGGAAAAATAAATACTATAGTT